TGAAGAGTCTAACACACCGTATCTAATTGTACCATCTTCTTGTTCTGCGTCAAGTATCATGTCAGCTAAATCTGTAGCTGTAACTTTAGTGACATACATTTCTCTGTATACTACTAATTGTTCTGCTGGAGTTACAGCCATCCATACCACACCAGTCCAACTTCCGTATCCGTAGTCACACGCTCTAAACCTAGTCCAACTCTTAGGTATAGTGTAGGGATCTACTACGTGTATGTTACGGTTAAACTCAGGGAATGCTGCACCTTCGTTTACATCCCAGTTACCTTCTAGTAGTTGCTTACGTTGATGTTCAGGTAATGAGAGAAGCATCGCTTCGTAGTCACCACCCTGTGACAAGTAAGGATTATCAAACAAACTAGCAGGAATAAACCTACGTTTAAATAAAGGCTGCCCTTCGCGGCTGTGACCTTTAGGATATATTATTGTATCGCCTGACTCTATGTCTGTAGCCCAAAAAGGATCTTTAGCTGGGCTAGGGTCGATAAACATTTTCTTAACCCACTGATGTCCTGCACCTCCTGGGTTGGTAGTTGCTCTCATATACAAACCTAACTCGTCAGAGTGTGCGCTCCTGAGTCTTGATCTCATATAATTCCAAGCGTAAGGAGTACTCCATTGTGTAAGTTCGTCAAAACCAATCCAATTGAAAGCCTGACCTTGATAACGCATGACATCCATGTCTTTATCGAGGTAAGACATCCAGAGCCTACCACCTCTAGGGGAAACCCATTGACTTTTTCTTTCAGACCACTTAATCCCTGGAATAGCTTTAGGATATAGCTCTTGGCTTTTCTGTATAAGCTCACGTAGTTCCTCTGTCGTGTGTCGGACTAACAAACCACTAAAATTAGGGTTATTTAGACCATGTAATGGGTCAGCAAGCATCGCATAACTTTTTCCACCACCTGCTGCGCCCCCATATAGTACCTCTCGCTCTGAAGAAGATAAGAAATCTGTTTGTGGACCCTTATTAGGAGAAAAAACTATGTTTTGTAGCTCTTCTATAGGTATTTCAGGTGTTATAGGCGTAGCTGGTATTACTTTAGGTGATTTCTTCTTGGATGGTGTAGCTGCCGATACCTTTTTCTTCGAGCTTTTGGATTTCTTCAAGCGTTTCTTTGAGCCTTCTGGCAAGGTTGCGTTTAATTGAAGCTGTTCGTTTACGTTTTTGCTCAATTGTTATTCGCTTTCTTAGACCTTCACCAGAAATGTAACGACCTGTTTGTTTTGTTAACCAAATAGCTACATCTCTGTAAGCATATTGTTTTAAATGACGTTTAGCAAGCTCTAATGCTTCTAATTGTATCTCAATAGGTTGTAATAACTTGTCGTTGTCTTTATCTAACTCATAACCGAAAGGTACAGTACGACTAACACGCGCTATAGTGTGCCATTCTTTCTCTTTACCTTTGTTAGGTTTAGGTAATTCCCAGTATCCTAACCATTCTTTTTGTAAATACATCTTATATTCTTACAAAACTGTTAAGTAACTCTTCTTTTAGCTGTTTTTGTTCTAGGAAAAGACCTATTTGATGTTTTAGTAGTCATTTTAAGGTTTTTACGGCTGTTGTTTAGTGGGTTGTTGTTTTTATGAGCGACATCTTTACCGTCATTCTTCTTAGCTACACCACCAGCTACCATCTTAGCTCTTGCAGTGTTGCGAGATGCACGTCTCTTTATCTGTGAAGGTTTACCTTGATAGTTTTTGTATTCACTCTTATAGTTTCTATTCATTGTTACCCTCTTTAGGTGGTAAATAAAATACACCACTAGATGCTTGTATGTCTACTTTATCAGTCTTAATCAAACCAGCCCTATCTAACACATCTTTAGCTGCAACCATTTTCTCTTTTATGCCTAGCTCTGTAGGGTCGTTCACAGCGTTACCTAGCGCAAAAGCTGCACGAGGCGCAGTTCTAGCAAAATAGGAGCGTGTAGCGTCTAGTATCTCTTCTTTGAGAGACTCAACTATAATACGTGTAGGTGTATTATCACTGTAGCCTGATAGCTTCTTAGCTAGGACTACATCACCTGCTGCTTGATCAAACAGTACCTCTAGGAAGTTCTGTTGGTTTTCCGTTAATTGTCTAGCCATAGTTATTTCTTCTTCTTTTTAACGTACATACCTTTATTAGCTTTAGGAAACCCAGCTTGCATATTATCGTAAGCTTTTTTTGTTATGGTGCTATCTTTTTTCTTTCTGCTAATGCCTTTTTTCTTTCTAGCATTAATGTTTGCGTATAGTCCTTTAGGTGCTGCCATTTTATTTTCTTACCTTCTTTGTTTTAAGTTTTTTTTGTACTGTTTTAGATAGCTCACTAAGGTGGTATAACTTTTTACTATTCTTATTGTGTGTTTTACCTGTATGCAATACACCGTTAGACATTTTATGCATACCACCTGTATGAACTGTACCGTCACGAAGGTAATGTTTTACGCCTTTCATGTTAGCTACCGCACTGACACTTATTGCAACAACTACAAGGCATATTAAGTAAGGATCTTATTAATCGTTTAATGTAAGCCATATTATTCTGCCCCACCTTTTTCTTTTAGCACTAAGCCAAATATACCACAGATAATACCTGCCCAAGTAAATACAGGGTTACTAAATAATATACCTAAACCAACACCAGCTACAGCAACTGCTAGGTAGCTTGAAGGTTCTTTTAGTCTTCCTTTAATCCAATCCATAGTTGTTATTCCCCTATTGTTAATCTTTTAATATCACCACGACAGATACCTAAGTCGTTTAGTTCTCTTTCTGTCATATTCATTAGCTGCCAGTATGCTGTTCTGTTTTCTGTATATGTTTTATATATGTTAATTAATCGTCTAATCATTTTGTATAACTCCTTTTTAATAACTAAGGAAGTTATACCATATTTAGTTATATCATAAAAATGCTATTATTGCAACCCCGTTATGATCTAAGCTGTTTCACCTAATGATTTTAACTTAAAACAGTGTGTCGCTACATACACTTTATTCTTACTTAGTGCCTTACCCATTTTAGTTACACTGTCTGAACACGCAGGTTTATCTTGAAACAAACCTCCCGTTCTAACCATTATATCGCAGGTATCAGCTTCTAGTGTAATACAGTGAAGTATGACAGCTAACCACATTACTTTTTCTTCTTTTTAGTCATACCGCCATACATATATCCTGATTTACCTTTTTTAGACATACCACCACGGTTCATGTTGCTTTTTGCCATGTTTTTAATTTGTTTTATAAGCATTTGAAAAGTACTTAAAGGTTGGTTTTTATTATTTATTAATCTAGTTTCAGCAGCAGTTAATGTCTTCTCAGGATTTTTTAAACTAGACACTATTCCTTTTAGTTTTTTCTCTAAGGAGTCCATTTCTTTTTTTCTTTTAAGTGCATCTGCTTTACGTTTAGCAGTACCTAACTTAGGCACTACACCAGCACTTTCTTTTCTAGTTAAATTAGCTTTAATAGGTACACTAGATCTTTTTCTAGCTGATGTTGGACTAGACACTGCTTTTTTAGCTTTAGCTGCTTTTCTGTCTTTTCTAATTTTTTCTAATTTTTCCATCTGTTTAGCTTCTGCTGCCTCACGACCTGTTAACTTTGGCTTAACTGCTTTTTTAACAGGACGAGGTGTCATACTAAGACCTTTACTTTTTGTTTTAGATGCTTTTTTAGCGTCTCTAATCTTTTCTAGTTTTTCCATGCGTTTAGCTTCTGCTAACTCACGGCCTGTTAATACTCTATTTGCACTAATTTTAATAGCCATACTATTAACCCTTTTTATTTAGATTTAGTTTTACTTAAAGCTGTAGCACCCATAAATCCTACAACTACTCCTAATTGAGCTACTATAAAAGTATTTAAAAAACTAGCAGCGGATTCCATTTTTTCTGCACTTACAATAGGTGTAAACAATATTATAACTGCTACTATAGTTACAGACATTGCCAGCCACGCCATTATACGCTGTGTGTCCATTAGCTTATCTTCGTTCTCTAGGCGTATCCACCTTTCGTGGCGATCCATTTCTTCGTCAGTAATAATGCCGTCACCATCAGTGTCAGCCATAGCGTACTTACTGTCTACTTGTAGCTTCTTAGGCGACACCTACTTAGTCTTTTTCTTTTTCTTATTAGGCTTTAACTTTTTAATGACTTTAGTAGTCCATGCTTCGTTGACTTCTGTATCTGGGTCATCTTTAATGTAGTGACCTTTATCGTTTCTAGCGCGTACTAGTTCTGTCTCAACTGGGTCAGCAGCTACAAGGGCTTCTTCGGGTGTAGCTTCTTCCTCTACTACTTTATTACATATAGCTTCTATCTCTTCATCTTTAAACCATACCTGTCCGTAGGCATCCATACCTGCTTCGGGTTGACCATTAAGTCCTAAGACTGTGTTGTCATCTTGTACTACAAAGCCTTTAGCTTCTAGGCTGCTCTTCTTGTCTGTGAATATACTCATGTTATTTAAACATTCCTTTTTTTCGATAGTCTGTGTGACCTGTTCTTTTCTTTGATGAATCTTTATACGGATTTAAAAAACTAAGAGGGTTGTAAGATAATATTTTTCTTAAAGACTTTGGCATTGAAGACATTTCTTTGTCTACTTCACCATATTTTTTGCCCTTTACTGCATTATAAGAAAGATTACTTTCTTTTCCTAGTCCACCTACTTTTGTACCTAAACCAGCAACACCTCTTCCTGGTCTTGATAAAGAATCTTTATATGTTTGCTTTGTTTTCTTTTTATTGTCACCCATCTTATTTCCTTATGTGTGTTAACACTTCCACCGTCTTCTAGCTTGTCTTATTCTAGAGTTAGGATCATTCCTAGTCTTAGCTGAACTTTTCTTTAGTTGACCTAAAGATCTAGCGCAGTAAGATTTTCGTCTGGCTGCTAGTTTACCACCCTTTTTAACTTTACCTGTAACAGCAGTCTTTAACTTACTACCTGGGTTTTTAGCTCGATACGCTGCAACACCTTTAGCGGTCATACCTGCACCTCTACTCGTCTTACGGTAGTTAGCGTTCTTACCTGTAGTAGTTTTTGGTATAGCTTTTTTATTATCACCCACGGTATCTACCTAACGTAATAGTCTTAAGAAAACCTCTCCATATTTCTATAGGGGAAGGTAGTACCCAACCTAGTACAAGTAACAAGATCATCCACAAGGGTATGTCTTGGTTCATAACGTTTATGCTATCTACGTTACCTTGTGGTGCTAGTTGGCTTTCAACTTTAGTATTAGTTATTGTAGCGTTGTCACCAGCTTTAGTTTCAGTTGACTCTGAGTTAGATACAAGGGCTTTAGTGTTGTTCTTACCTGCTTGTACATCAGCGTTAACTGTAGGACCACTAGACTTACCACCCCCTATTAGTTTACTGACTACAAAGCCTGTACCTAAACAGCCACTCAGTGGCATTATACATAACAACATTATTACAATATGTTTAATCCGCATAGGGTCTTTTCCTGTCTGGGTCTAATACATCTTTTCTGTGTAAGTGACCTTCGAGATACATAGCTCTTTCTACATGATCTAGTGTATACAGAATGCCAGTATCATTAAAGATAGCTTGACGTATGTAGAACACATCAGACCTTGGAATGTGTATGTTCTTTAACGCATTAGAGTTATTAGATGCTAAAGCTCTATAAAAGTTTCCTAACACATCATCCTGGTTACTTTTACTATTATTACATAGTTTTACTTGCTTTGACATATAAGTCAAGCCTTTATTATACAAATTTAGAGGGAAAGTTAATAAAGAGTAGTGTAACACATATGTGTTATTAGTGTCAATACAAATAAAAAAGGTTTTATACCATTAAAAAATGTTATACATAAGACTTGCGTTAGCCCTATGTTAAACATTTTTAGTCTTTAACCATTTTTTAATTGTTTTAACATAAATGTTTAACATACTACTACTACTACGTAGTTATACTTATTGCGCGACTTCTGTCAAGTAGTTATTTCATGTAGTGTTACATTATGTCGCACCCTATAGTTCTACATTTGTCTTACTAGTTGTTACAGTTTGTAACATTTCTTGTAATGGTTGTCGTTGTGTACATATAAAAAGCCGTTTCAAAATGCCCTTCTGTGTGTTTGTACATATATACGTAACGTATAGGTGGGGTGTGGCTCACGCAGGGGGGTCAAAAGGCTTTTGTTTTCTAGGATTTACAGCATTACTATCATTAAATGATTGATAACATTACGTTTTTATAAGAATTACTTATTCTTTAATGTGCATATTAGTCATGTTTTACTGGTGTTTTAAAATGTGATCACAAAACGCAGGAAAGAAGCACATTACAAAAAGAACAAAACATGAACATAATACTATCA